TTTAATAAAAACCCAAAGTTAAATTATACACCTGAAGACATCGAGAAGAATCATGGACATGCTCCAGGTCTTGTTGAGAAACTTAAAGCAGGTTTAGAACATTTACCAAAGGTTGCTCCAAAGCAAGGTGTTTATCAAGGTGATGTTATGTATACACATAACGACTTGAAAAAAGAAGGAAGCAAAACTTCTTTCACACCAAACACTATCACTTATACTGCATCTGGTGACAAAGCCCAAGCAATCAATAAGTCAAAGATGGGTGTAGTTACTCATACCAAATACGAAGGCACTAACCTTAGCAACATGAATGCAACAGGTAATGTTTCTGAGAGTGAGTTCGGTTCTCATCCAGATATGTTCCACCATACTGCCAGCTACGATTCAGCAGGTGCAAAGTACTCTCCACAGTCTCAACAGAAAGTCCTTGGTGAGTTATCCAAAGCCAAAACTATTCATGAGACTCATGGTGCTAAAATGTACAAAGCAATTCACCCAGAGCATAGCGGTGAATCAGGACACCTAGCAACTTATATCAATCAAACAGTTCGTACTGGTGAGACACCTTCCACTGAAGGATTCTCTGCTCATGTTTCTTCTCAGTTGAAGAAGAAGTTCGATAAGATTAAAACCCCTGCAAAGAAACAAGCAATTATCGATGATGCTGATTCACAATTAAAGCATATCGAAAAGAACAAACAACACTACGACAATCTACTGAAGATCCATGGTCACCTTGCCAATGCTAAGAATGAATTGGTTAAGACTCTAGAATCTAATGAAGGTTCTTATGAACATGCCATCGGTGGTGTTGCTTCGAAGCCAGAAGGTTTCGTATACAATCATACTCACAATGGTGTAACAGAGCCAACCAAGTTGGTCAATCGTGCAGAGTTTGCTCGCCAGAATCTATTGAAGTCTCGTGGTGAACCAAAGCCAGCAGGTGATGTGCACCATGTTATGGCATATGGTCGTATGAATCCTCCAACTGCTGGTCACGAAGAAGTTGTTAAGACTATCAAAGATAAAGCCAAAGAAGTTGGTGGTGGTCACACTCTGATTCTTTCTCACTCTCACGATACAAAAGATGGTAAGAATCCTCTCGATCCAGAAACCAAACTGAAGCATGCACGAAATGCATTTCCTGGAACTAACATTGAAGTCGCTTCCAAAGATAAACCAACTGTGTTACAACATGCAGCTGATCTCCACACTAAGGGTGTGACTCATCTACACTTTGTTGGTGGTTCAGATCGTAAACCAATGTATGACTTACTAAAGAAATACAATGGTGTCAAAGGTGCTCATGGTCACTACAACTTCAAAGACATCTCATTTAGTTCATCAGGTGAACGAGATGAAAATGCCAAAGGTGTTACTGGTATCTCTGGAACTAAGTTAAGAGAGTTAGCGTCAGCAGGTAAGAAAGAAGAATTCCATTCTCATCTATCTTCTCAGATGAAACCTGAACATAAAGATGAATTGTACAATGATCTTCGTAAGGCTATGAAATAACTAATCTATGTAAGGATACAAACTCCTAAATAATATGTACTACTTTATAGATGGATCGCATGAAAGATTATAGACAACTAATCAAAGAATTACCGTCAACAACCTTAGTTTGTGCCTTCGGAGATTTTGATCCTCCAACTACAGCACACGAACTAATGGTTAAGACTGTCAATAGACTGTCAGAGCAAAAGAATACTGACCATGTCATCTACGCATCCACTAAAGATAGCCTGATTCAAGAAGAGAAGAAGGAACAATACCTCAAGTTAATGTTCCCTAAGACTAATTTCAAATCTGTAAATGAGTCTAAGATTAATAACCTTCTAGAAGATTTGGGTAAAAAATACAAGAAGATTGTAATAGTTACTGGAAGCGAACAAGTCGACAAACTAAAGAAACTTGTTAAAGAAAATACCTCCATCCAAATTATTCCAATCACAGAAAAGAATCCTGATGCTAACTTTGCTAAAATGAAACAGTTAGCAACCAAAGGATTATACGAAGAATTTAAGAAGAAGTTACCAAGCAACATTCGTGAACTTGATGGTCGTCGTCTAATGAACGATGTTCGTATTGGCTTAGGTTTAGAACCAGTCAAAAAACAGTTGCTGTTAGTTAAAGATAAACTCCGTGAACAATATTTCTGTGGAGAGATTTTTAACGAAGGTGATGTTGTAGAATCAAATGGTGAGATGTTTACAATCGTTAAGCGTGGTTCGAATCATTTACTATTAAAAGAACAGTCAGGAAATCTTGTTTCCAAGTGGATTCAAGATGTTAAACCTACGGAAGAAAAACAAATGAAAGAAGCAGTCATACAACAAAACGGCACGGATAAATTAGAGCCATCTACAACAGATACTGGTGCTAAACAAGACATCACTAAGCCAACTGGTAAGACTAAAGGTTTCTTGACATTCTATAATTACAATACAAAAGATCAAGTTAAAGAAGAAGTTGTTAATGAATTATCAACTGATCTTTTAGCAAGATATAAGACAGCAGCTGGCGCATCTGCAAAAGCAGCTGATGCTTCTGGCAACTATGCTAAAGGTAATAAAAGATTTAAAGGTATCAACAAAGCCACCAACAAACAATTTGACAATGATCTAAAGAAACATAGTCAAATGAAAGAAGGATATGGAGAAGATGATGTCTCTAGTCATGGCGGAACTGTTATTTACAAAAAAGGTAATCAACATCACCTCAGTAATGTAGCAAATAAAACTGGCACTCATGTTAAGACTATGTCTGGGCATGAAGTTCCTTATAAACATATCGTATCTACAGATGCATCTGATTGGAAACACTTTAGAGATAAACCAAGTGGTTTATCAGAAGAATTAGAAGAAGCTCAGAAGAAAGCAGTTTGTCCAGAGTGTGGTGAGCATAAATGCCAATGTGGTGAAGAACGATCAGGAATTAGCACAGATTCAACAATGTCAAAAGATCCATTCTTCAAAGAAGATTTTACTGATGAAGACATTGAAGAAATGGTAAACTCTGTTACTGATGAAGACATTGAAGATCTCTATGAAGAAGATGAGATTGTTTTAGTATATGATGACGATGGCGAAGAAATTCCACCACTACAAGAAGAAGCCAAGTATGATTTAATGGAAGTTCTTTCTCGTGCAGAAAGATTAAAAGGTAAGATTCGTCTCCGTAAGACTTCTGCAAAAAGAGGTCGTTCTACCAAGATTGCATTGAAGCGATTCTCAAACCCAGCGACTATTAATAAACGAGCAAGAAGATTAGCAATCAAACTAATGAAGAAAAGAATGCTTCGTGGTCGTGATCCTGCTAAAGTTTCTGTTGGAGAAAAAGAACGAATCGAGAAAACAATGGCAAAGAGAAAAGATATTATCTCTCGTGTTGCTCAAAGATTAGTGTCTCGTGTTCGTAAAGTAGAGAAGTCAAGAATGTCTCATGGTAAAGTTACTAAAGGGAGTATGCCAAGTGTATTTTAAATCTTTTGCAGATCATTTATCTGAGACCTGTAACTGTTGGAAAGGTTACAAACGCAAACCTGGAACTGCACCATGTGCTGAAGGTTCATGCATTAAAGAAGGTAAGCGTGGATTGTGGGACAATATCCATGCTAAACAAAAACGAATCAAAGCTGGATCAGGCGAAAAGATGCGCAAACCTGGAAGCAAAGGTGCTCCAACTGATGCCGCATTGAAGGCATCTCAGAATGAAGAACTAGAAGCACAGTTTGATCTAATCGAATCCGTTGTCGAAGAAATGGCAATGTTACATAATTTAGATCCAGAATACATCTGGGAAAAGTTTGAACAGTTTAGCGATCTAGAATTACTAGAGTATGCAGTTGATGCCAAAGGACACAAGTCTTCGACTGGTGGTCTGACTCAAAAGGGTCGTGACGCATACAATGCTAAAGGTGCTAATTTAAAAGCACCAGTTACTACTTCTCCATCTAAATTAAAAGCTGGAAGTAAAGCAGCAAATCGTCGTAAGTCTTTCTGTGCACGAATGGGTGGCATGGAAGGTCCAATGAAGAAACCAAATGGCGAGCCAAGTCGTAAGGCACTCGCACTTAGAAAGTGGAACTGTTAAAATGAATGATACTGTACTAGAAGCAAGAGTCTGTCTAAGCAATACATTTTTGATGTATTTCAAAGCACACTCCTATCACTGGAATGTAGAAGGTAAAGACTTCCCTCAACTACATGAATTCTTCGGAGATTTATATGAAGAATTATATGGTGCAGTCGATCCATTTGCAGAAGAACTCCGTGCAATGAACGAGTATGCTCCCAGAAACCTAGACGAGATTTATGTTCATAAGTCTATCGATGCAGGTAATGTTGGACACACTCCAGAGACAATGATTGCAGATCTACTTGCAGCGAACAACGAAAGCATCGTTCGCCTAAATAAGTTATTCGATCTACTCACTGCTGCAAAAGAGCAAGGTTTTGCTAATTTCGTGGCAGATAGACTGGATGCACATAAGAAACATGGCTGGATGTTAAGATCCATCCTAAAAACTACTGGGGAATAAGAATGGAATACAAATCATTTATGGAAGCGTTGAAGGGTAAACAAAAGAAGTTGGACAAGAACCATAATGGTGAACTTGACAAACAAGACTTTGAGATTCTTCGTAAAGAAGAAACTGAACAGCTAGAAGAAGGTACTGTGAAGTCACAAAAGTATTCTTGGGGTACTATGAAGACTGTTCATCATAATTTTGATTTCTCTATTCCTTTACACCCAGAACATCACGAAGCCATCGCAAAATTAAAAGACCAACAAGAGCATAAGTTTAAGACTGAAGATGGTAAACATTGGACTGCTAAACGATCTGGCGATGATGTTCATTTCCAAGGTGCTAATGGTAGTTCTACTAAAGTTAAACATTCAACTATGTCTGAATCAGTTGAAGAACTAGATGAGATTCGTCGTATGAAGACTAAACTTAATAAATTAGATCCAGTTAGTCACATGTCAGTTGCTCGTCAGAAGTTATCTAACCTTATGAAGTCTAGTAAAACCAAAGGTGCTCTGATTGCCAATAAAAGAAGAACTTTAAACATGGGTGACGATATCGATCAAGAAGATCTAGATGCACTCAATGAAGTTCTATCCAAAGATGCCAAAGCTGGTGATTGGATCCATGATTTTGTTCATAGTCAGAATCCAAAGTTTGATGGTAAGTCTAAGAAAGAGCGTATCAAAATGGCTCTT